ACCGGTGGACGACCGCCGGACGACCGGCAAACAACCGGAGGACGGAAACGGAAACGGTAAAATTGTAGCGCTCGGCCAGAGAGCCGCGCAAGGATAAGAAGGAGGAAAAAATCAATGGATAACATCAAAGAAGCGATTGCCTATATTGCGGAATTAGCCGTAGAGGCAGAAAAGCCCGAACAGATTGAGATCAACGGAAGGACCTATTGCACGAAGAACCTCACCCGCTACGATCGCCCCGATATGGCCGAACCTATCAAGGCGACAACGCTCACCTCTTTAATTGAGTACATCAAAGAGAGCCGGGAGGAGCTTCGGGATCGCATGATAATTCAGGTAGTGAGCCCGACGAAAGTGCTGCTTTATTCTGGATTGCTGGCAGAACGCAACCGCGAGACACTTTTCGAGGTAAATGCACTACTCCCCCGCTTTAGATATGGCGAAGATTATGAGCAGGAGGCTTTTCTCATTTCTATGCAATCATGTTTTAAGGCGAGCGACGACCGGGAAACCGTGACATTGTTCGCGGGAAACATCGTCAACACTCAGGAGCAGGCTTTTTCTGACAACGGCGTCACTCAGCAGGCCACAATGAAAACGGGGATCACTACAAAGGAAAATGTGCTTGTACCGAACCCGGTGCACCTGATCCCGTACCGCACATTTTTGGAGGTTGAACAGCCCGGCAGCGACTTCGTTTTCAGAGTTAGCGAGGGCCGCGGCGGCGCTCCCGTCTTTAAGCTCGTAGCGGCTGACGGCGGCGTCTGGGAGTCTCAGGCTCTCGAGAACGTGCGGAGCTATCTCGTTGAGGCGCTCAAAGACATACCGGACCGCGAAAAGCTCACAATCATTGCATAAGGCGTAAAGCTATAAAATCAGGGAGGGCCGGCCGAGCGCTGAGCTCTCCCACATAAGGAGGCAGACACATGGAATTATTGAAAAGCCCGTTTTTGAACGATCCGAGTGCCCTCGTTGCTCTGGCTTTTGAGACGGAATACCCCGGGAAAGAATACGAGGCAATATTGGTTGAAAAGATAGAGGACGCCGCCGGCGTAGAAATGGTGGGTTGTACTACATACCCGGACGACGGGAGCCTTCCGCTCATAGAAGTGGCCGCACATATACCAGCGGGCGCCGTTCCTGAAATTCTGGCGCATGAGCTCGCACATGTTGTGACACCCGGAGACGACCACGGCCCGGAGTGGAAAGCCGCTTTTGAGAGAATTTACTCAAAATACAACGAGCTGGCCCTTGCACGCTTCGGAAATCAGGAAACGGAGGCACCGGCATGAGGGCGGCTGTAATATGCGCCGGCGTTCTGCTGCTTATCATCATAGCGCTTGTGCTGCTACTGCTGCCGATCGCCGCACTGAGCATGTGGCAAAAGAAAGAGCTCGAGAAGGGAGGCGTCTAAACCGTGGGAAAGAAAAAGCTCGAAATCACCCAAACAAGGACAAAGGCAAGCCGCCAAGAGATACAGATCAATGACATGGACTACACAACCGAAGCGGAGCCGAAGGCACACGCCGACGGCTGCCCGGTTTTTTGCGCGCATGACAAGATCGTGCAGATAAAGGACCTCAGAGAGAACCCTCTGAACCCGAATAAGCACCCAGACGACCAGATCCGGGCCCTCGCTGCTATCATTAAGGCAGCAGGCTGGAGGCAGCCGATCACAGTGAGCAAACGCTCCGGCCTTATAGTAAAAGGCCACGGCCGGCTCATGGCCGCGAAGTATGCAAAACTCAAAGAGGCGCCCGTTGACTATCAGAACTATGCAAACGAGGAGGAGGAGCTTGCCGACCTCATGGCAGACAACCGGATCGCTGAGTTGGCAGAGATTGACAGCGTAAAACTGGCCGAAGCCTTCGAAGCGGTAGACACTGGAGCGATCCCCTTTGAAATGACCGGTTACGAGGAGTCTTTTTATCAGGAACTTGCGACGGCCCTTTGCGAGTCGGACCACAGCGACAAGGAAGAAAACGAGGACGTGCTGCCGCCGCCACCGGAGGCGCCATTCTCAAAGCTGGGCGACGTGTGGATCCTCGGCCGGCATAGAGTAATGTGTGGCAATTCTACAAACGCAAAGGACCGGGAGGAGCTGCTGGCCGGGGCAACGCCGGAGGTTATGCTCACGGATCCGCCGTATTGTAGCGGAGGACACCAAGAGAGCGGAAAATCTACCGGTAGCATAGGAACCGTGCGAAAAGGACAGCCGGACGCTCCAAAGATTGCCAACGATATATTGAGCACTCGCGGCTATATCAAATTATTAACCGCAGCTTTTGAAGGTATTACTCCTCTATTTGCTTATGTTTTCACAGACTGGCGCATGTGGATCTATTTGTATGACATTATAGAAAAATCGGGCTTCGGTGTGCGCTCTATGCTTGTATGGGATAAAGAGTCGCCCGGAATGGGCGTAGGCTGGAGGAGCCAGCACGAGCTCTGTATTTTCGGGAGCCGAGGAAAAGCAAGTTTTGACGGACACAAAGGCTATGGCAATGTTTTGAGATGCAGCCGGTCCGGGAATGAATTACACCCGACACAGAAGCCCGTCGAATTGTTTGAGCAAATTCTCGACAATATGGACTTTGTAAAAACCGTCTACGATCCCTTCGGGGGCAGCGGGACCACTCTCGCAGCGGCAGAGAAAACCGGTCACACGGCCTACATAATGGAATTAACGCCGGAATATACCGACGTAATTGTAAAAAGGTATTTCAGGATAGCAGGAAAAGACCAGATCAAGCTAATACGCGACGGCGAAGAAATGCCGCCGGAGTATTACACCGAAGTTTTCGAGGATCTGGGAATAAGCCCGGAATATCAGGAAGGAGAATATGAGTAAATGGGAAATCCAAAAAAGACACAGCTCCCGCCGGACATAAAGGCATATATCGACGCAAGCGTAAAAATGACAGCCGAGGCGGTAAAAGAAGCCTGCGGGCCTCTCCAGAAGCCACAGAACGCAAAAACAGCCTTCAAAAGCACAGAGGCCAGACTGTACGCCCTACCGGTCCTGAAGGTGAAAATAAAGGACGACACCGAGAAGATCGAGCAGCTTCGGACATACGGAGCGCCGGAGCGCAGCAAGTCAATCACGAGATTTTCAAAAAACAGTGTACGCCTCGATCCAGAGGAGGCTCTGGAGGCTATCATCAAAGACAAAGAGGCAGCTATCGCAGCAGACCAGCACGAAGTTGACATTTTAGAGACGGCTCTCGACTACATACGCGACGATCCATATTATGAAGCAGTCTCCGGCCGGTATTTTGACGGACTCGACAACGAAGCGATCGGCGAAAAAATAGGTTGTGACGGGACGACAGTCTGGAGGAACCGCCAGAGACTTGTCAAGAGTCTGGCCGTGAGACTGTACGGGACGGCCGCTATTGACTAGCCGGAGCCAGCAGCAGGACCGCTCCTCTGCCGTGCAATTTACCGGTGCAAAAAAGATGCAATTTACTTCAAAAAAAGAGTCGTGTTATACTGTTTACAATGCAATAATTAGATGAAAAACCGCGCGAGGCAGATCGGGCGGTTTTTTCATGCAGAAAAGGAGGCGATCGCATGGGCGCAACCAGAGGGACCTCGACTTGTATGCTTGCGAATTATGAGCGCCTCGTCAAGACGCTGGATAATATCGCAGGAGTTGACGCCGAAAAGGTAATAAAAAAGTGCACAGCGGACGCAAAGAGCCGGGCTGGAGGCTGGGTATCTGCTGCCGTCCGACAAGTTTATAATATAAGCCCGTCGGATATGAAATCAGCACTTGAAGGAAAAGGACGGGGAAACGGGCAGCTAAAGATTGAGGGCAATCTCGTCGAGAGCGTCGTGCTCACATACAAGGGCAGAGTGCTCACACCGACTCATTTCAAAATGCAGCCAAAAGAACGAAGCCCGAAACCATACCGAGTAAGTCAAGCGGTATTTAAGGGGCAAAGAAAAAAACTGCCGGCCGGCGTGTTCCTTGCCTCGTCTGGAGGCGAGGGCTCAACACAAATACCATTCCAGAGAGAGAGCTCAGAGCGCTACCCTATCAAGAGTATTAAAACATTGAGCGTGCCACAAATGATTGAAAACGAAAAGGTGCAGCCACTCATACAAGAGAAGATAGACGAGGGGCTCAGCAAAAGGCTAGAGCACAATGTCAACAGAATGTTAGAAAAGGCAAAGGCATAATACCACACCACACAAGGGAACCAGAGGCCACCACTCGGCAGAGACTCGAGGGGCTGGCCTCTTTCTATATCCTCAGCACAACACAAAGCTGAGGCACATTACACAACAAGACGGACCACAAAGCTGGGGCAAACACCACGGCCAGAGGGGAGACGCACAAGAGGCCGGCCCGGCAACAAGACCGGGGCGGGCAGAGGCAAGCCGACAGCTCGAGCGCCAGCTCGGCACAAATGCACGCAGAAAAAAATATTTTTATATGGGGACACCACACGAAAAATAAATAAAAAATTTTTCAATAGGTTCTTCCAGTGAAAAAAACGCCTGCGGTGCTTGCGAGCCCAAAAACTTGCTAGACACAAAAAATTTTTTTCAGGCCGTTTCGTTACGCCGGGAAGGAGGGCAAGGCAATGGCGACACCGAAAAAAGAAAAGCCGGCCGAGACTCCGGGCTACTGGCCGACAAGCAAAATGGCCGAATTGTTTGAGCTCAGCGCTCGGAGGATCCAGCAGCTCACACAAGACGGAACACTCAAAACCCACGACACGCCGGCGGGCCGGCGCTACAATGTGGGAGAGGCAACAAAGGACTACATCAAATACCTGCGCCAGCAGCTCGACAAGAAACAAGGGAGCCAAAACAACAAGCTCGAGACCGACAAGCTGCAGGCAGAGGTTGACATCAAAAACGCAAAAGCTCGAGTTGCTGAACTCCAACTCGCAGAGCTCGAGGGAACCATGCACAGAGCCGAGGACGTGGAGGCAATGACGACCGACCTCGTTTTCAGCATACGCAGCGCACTCATGGCTATGCCCGGGCGCCTCGCGGTTGACACCGCAGAGCTTGAAACGCCGGCCGAAACATCGGCCAGAATACAAGATGAGGTCAACGAAGTGCTTCTTTCCCTCTCTCAATATCAGTACGATCCCGAGGAGTATAAAAAGCGGGTAAAGGATCGGCAAGGCTGGGCGAGCGTTGAGGAGATCGAGGACGATGTACAAACCGATTGACGCCGCCGCGCATGTCGTAAATCTTAACAACACGATCGCGCGGAGCGTTAAAAATTTCAAACCGCCCGAGCGGCTCACCGTTTCGCAATGGGCTGAGAAAAACCGCCGCTTATCTCCTGAAAGCTCAGCAGAGGCCGGACCGTGGCGAAACACAAGGACGCCTTATCTCGTCGAGATAATGGACGCCTTCACAGATCCAAAAGTCAAAAAGGAAACCGTCGTGGCAGCGTCCCAAGTCGGAAAATCAGAGGTAGAGCTCAACATGATCGGCTACATCATAGATCAGGATCCGGGCTCTACTCTTTATGTGCAGCCAACACTCGACGACGCCCGCAAATTCTCGAGGCTGAGGATCGCGCCAATGATTAGAGACTCGAAGCCACTGAGGAAAAAAGTCTCAGACGTAAAAAGCCGAGACTCCGGGAATACGATTTTACAAAAGTCATTCCCGGGCGGCATGTTGACGATCACCGGCTCAAACAGCCCGAGCGCTCTCGCTTCTACTCCGGCCCGCTACATCATAGGCGACGAGCGGGACCGCTGGGCCAGCAGCGCCGGCACAGAGGGCGATCCGTGGGCTCTGGCAGAGGCTCGTCAAGCTACATTTTACAATGCAAAATCGGTAGAAGTATCAACGCCGACGATTAAAGGCGCCAGCAACATTGAAAACGGTTTTTATGCTGGAACGCAGGAGCGCTGGTGTCACCAGTGCCCGGATTGCGGCGAGTATCACAATATCGTTTTTGATAATATCCACTTCGACCACGAAGTCAAGAAAATACGCAACAAAAAAGCGTACACCGTCAAAAATATAACATGGTGCTGTCCCGGGTGCGGTTGCATAAGCACAGAGGCGACCATGCGAAAGCAGCCGGCGAAGTGGATCGCAGAGAACCCGGACGCATACCAGAAAAAAGGGCACCGCTCTTTTTGGTTGAACGCCTTTTCCTCTCCGTGGACTCCGTGGGAAAAGATAATCACGAAATTTCTCGAAGCTCAGGGAGACAGTGAGAAATTAAAAGTTGTTTTCAATACGTTGCTGGGCGAATTGTGGGAGGACCGGGGAGACCTCGAGGACGAGGACACCATGCTCGCACGCCGGGAAGAATACGACGCCGAGCTGCCGGAGGGCGTTCTCGTTTTGACCGTCGGAGTTGATACTCAGGACAACCGGCTCGAGTATGAAGTTGTAGGCCACGGCTTCTACGGTGAAACATGGGGGATAAAAAAGGGCATTATCAACGGCCGGCCAGATACGGCCGAAGTCTGGGAGAAACTCGACGACGTGATCGACCATGTGTACCGGTTCAAAAATGGAAAAGGCTTGAAAGTTTCCTTTACTTGTGTAGACTCCGGCGGCCACTTTACGCAGGAAGTTTATGCAGAGTGCAAAAAGCGCCAGCATAAGCGGGTTTTTGCAATCAAAGGAAAAGGCGGCGACGGCATACCGTACACGGCCCCGCCGTCGAAAGTAAAAATTGTAATTGACGGGAAAGTGATCGGCCAGTGCTGGCTCTACACTCTTGGAGTTGACGCTGGAAAAAGCAAGATAATGAGCTCGATCAAGGTGCAAGAAAAAGGCGCCAAATACTGCCACTTCCCACGGGGCGAGGATCGAGGATATGACTCGCTTTTCTTTTCTGGCTTATTGTCTGAAAAGCTCTCACTCGTAAAAACACGACGCGGCGACAAGTGGCAATGGGAAAAGCTGCCCGGGCACAATCGAAACGAAGCGCTCGACTGCCGCAATTATGCAATGGCGGCCTTTAGAATTTTGGATCCCGTTCTCGAAGCGGTTGAGAGGAGGCTAAAAGGCCAAGAGCTCAAAGCTCCAGAAAAGAAAGAGAAGAAAAAAAGAACCAGCTCCAAAAAAATGTATGACGACTGGTAAGGAGGCAGACAATGACAAAACAGCAGAAAGAGGAAAAAATCGCCCAGTTGAGAAAACGCCTCGAGCTCTATTATAAGCGCGAGGAGGAAATGCTCAACGGCGGCGTGCAATCTTATGGACTAGGTACAAGAAGTGCGACGCGCTACCAGACAGACCTCTCCACAATCCGCAACGCGATCAAGGAGCTGGAGGAGGAGATCGCGTCGCTTGAAAGTAAATCACAGCGCAGGGCCGTCGGAGTTATCCCCCGCGACTGGTAAAGGAGGCGACAAAAATGCAGACAGCTCCACAAAATACACCGCCGGCAATAGAAAAGCCAACAGATCCGGCCAAAGCGCGGCCAAAGACAACAGCTCCCGGAATGTCAAACTATGGGTATGCAGAGGCCGGCGCGAGCTGGAAAAAGAAAGCTCTAAAAAGTTTCAACGCCGCGAGCTCCTCTCCCCAATGGGATATAGACCACAGCAACGACACACTGAGGCAGCGGGCCCGTATGCTCTACATGGCCGCGCCGATCGCAACCTCGGCAATAAAGACAAACCGCACGAATGTTATCGGGTGCGGGCTCATGTTGAAAAGCAGCATAGACGCCGATCGTCTGGGGCTATCCAAAGAGGCCGCCAAAGAATGGCA